GAGACAGATAATTCACAAAATATAACTACTCGTAAAACTAGAGCAGTTGAGCGGGTAACTGAAACAGATATTAGTAATAGTTTTGCTTCTTTGAAGAAGAAAGAATTTGATCAGGTAACCGAGAATAATACTGCTCAAACATTCACTCGCAGAAAAACCTTGTCTCTCGGAAAAGTTAACTCAACAGAACAATCACAGAATATAATAAGAGAAGGTGGATATGTCATTAACTTGGATCAGGTTTCTGAAACAGATACTTCTAGAAATATAATTTGGTCACCAAAATATAGGCTTATAGCAAAAATTCTAGAAACAGATTCTTCACAAAATATAACCGCAAGAAAAATAGCTGCTCTTAACAAGATCATAGAGAATGATTTTTCTAGAGTTATTTCTTCCGCGAAAATAAAAGAATTTGATCAAATTATAGAAACCGATACTGCCAGATCCTTTGACGTTCTTAAGACAAAGGGATTTGGACAGATAACTGAAACAGATTTGGCTGCGGCTTTCACGAGTCTGAAATTTAAAGAATTAGAAAGAGCAATAGAAACTAATATAGTAAATAATATATCTTCCCGAAAAATTACTAGTTTAGAAAAAGTTTCCGAATCTGACTTAGCGCGAGCAATTACTAGTCTGAAATTGGTCGAAATCGGGCAAGTTTCTGAAACAAATACCGCTCAGTCTCTACTCGCGCTAAAGACAATAATACTGCCTCAAGTTCTAGAGACTGATTTGGCACAAATAATTTCTATTTTCCAGGCCAATGTTCTTGGACAAGTTCTAGAAACTGATTTGGCACAGGCAATATCTCCTATTCTCATTGAATTGTTAATTAAGGGATATGCATCAAGAGGTATAATTAATAGCATTGAAAGTGATCTGATAATTGTAACCGCAGGTAAAAGTGGTAATATATCTGGAATAAGATCGAGTGGAGAATTCTCATAATGGCAATAAAGTATCCAAAATTTTTTCAAGATGAAATGGTAGTCTGGAAAAAGACTTTTTATTCTGATATAACAAAAGATACTCCTGTTGATCCTTTTGAGGTTGTCTTTAAAATAAAAAGTCCAAGCGGGACTGTATATACGCCAACTATAGTAGATGAAACTGGAACCGGAAATTATTCTGCTGCTAAAATTTTAGATGAATATGGAGAATGGAATTGGCGATGGATGGCTACAGGGCCAGTGATTGTTGATCAAGGAACGATTTCTGTTATTCCCAAAAATGTTGATTAATGCCATTCATACAATATATTTTAAGGGAAACAAATTGTCCACGTTGCAATGCTATAGCTCAAGAAAGAATTGAAGACAGAAACAGTTATGCTATAATTATTATCTGGTGTGACAAATGCAAACTAAAAAGAAACGTGGGAATGACAACAAGAAGAGCAATAAATCTAAGAAATCGTCGCGCAAAGTTACTAAAAAGACTAGATCAGGCAAAAAGTCCTGGTATTAGAAAACAGATAAATGCTCAAATAAGACATTTGGACGAGAGAATAAAGAAAGCAGAAGTCGGAATTTGAAGATTTGTAATATTCTTTTAAGCAATGTATGGGGCGACGTAGATTTTGACGCTTTTGATAGGGGAATTGGTGGACGCGAAGGAGCGATGCTTTATCTCTCCCGTGAATGGGCAAAGATGGGACACGAAATAATAAATTTCGTTGATATTAAACGCGGCAAACACTATAAATTTGGAGAAGGAACTATAGATTTTATCCCATTAAATCTTTCTAAACACATGATGGCAAACTTACCATTTGATGTTGGAATTGCATGGGAATGTCCTTCTGTTTTTGAAGATGCTCAAATTAGAGAAAACGTGAGAACTAGAATTTGTGAAATGCAAGTATGTCACTTTCCTCCCGGACAAATGAAAGCGGCAGAAGAATATTGTCACTATGTAGCAGCACTTTCAGATTGGCATGGAGATTTTCTTAGATTTTCCGGTCTTCAAAAACCAGCACATGCTGTTGTAACTCTTCCCAACGGAGTAGATATATCTAAATACCCCAAAGAAAAATTTGAAGAAAAATTAAATTATGTAATAAAAATTACTGAACCAAAATTCGTATATTCTTCTTCACCGGATAGAGGGTTATGGGGACTTCTTAAATCTTGGAAATATATTAAAAGAGATTTTCCAAAAGCAGAACTCAAAATCGCTTATGGAGCTCAAAATTGGATTGATATAAATAAATGGTCACATGGTCGTCCCGGAGAAATGGCTATTGAAATTGAAAAATTAATGAAACAGCAAGGAGTTAAAGATATCGGGAAAATAGGACAAGGTGAACTTGCGAAATTACAAATGGATGCTACAGCTTGGCTTTATCCTCTTGATGCCATCAACGCAACAGAGAGCGGCTGCATAACTGCGGTAGAAAATGCTGCTGCTGGAAATCCAATTATTACAACTAATTGCGACTGTATGGAAGAAGAATTTGGCGCAATCGGAAGAATTGAGGAGCTTCCTATAAATTCTGAAAAATATGCAGGAGCAGTAAAAACTGTTTTAACAGATATTGACTATTATCGTATTCTTCAAGAAAGAGGAAGAAAACTGGCGGAGTCAAGAGATTGGTCAATAATCGCTAAATCTTGGATCGAATTATTTAACGATAGAGCCAAGTAGCTTCTTATCTTTTAGATAAATTTCTTTTTTCTTTTCAGATATTAAAGTTTTTAATCCTTGTCTTTCCTCATAAGATAATTTACTGATCTTGTGTCCATTTTCTTTTGCTTTTGGTTTGAATTTTTTAATTTTTGTTGTATTATTTAATTTAGCCTCCTGTCTCTTGAGAGACAAGAATGTTTTCTTATATATTCTTTTTCTATCATAAAGAGAAGTTATGGACGTATCGTTGACTCCATTTGCTATCAAATGATCTAAAATGGGGACAAAAAATTCAGAAGATACGGATTTAGCATTTCCTCTATTTCTACATTTTCTACATCTAGAAAGAGGCTTTCCTTTTCTCGGTCCGCTTTTATTAAGTGTAAATTCAGACAGAGAAACTAACTCCCCGCCGGGAGGATGAAGCGGCCCTCGGCACAGCTTTACGTCCACTCTAATGCTTCTGATATAACAGGAAATTGTTTTATAAATATTTTTTTACATTCTGCCGCAATATCTGAATGTTCTTTCTGTGCTCCATGTTCTGATGATCTAAGTTGAATATAATGAATCCAAGATCGCAAAGTTCCATTCATGTATAATTTAGTTTCTGTATTCAATGGAAGCAAAAATCTGGCACATTCTTTAGCTATTCCTCTTTCTAGTGCCCATTTATAATATGCAAAAGATATATTAGCAACTGCTTTTTGCGCTTCAATNAAAGCTGTCTGTGTGGCTTCATTTAAATCATCAATAGAATTTTGCCTATTTTTTTCATCTTGCCTGCGAGGCAAATAAATTATATAACTTTCTGAACTAACTTCAGCATATCTCTGTGAAAATTCTTGAAAATGAAAACTTTTATGTCTAAGAATTTGAGGAGCAATTGCGCGAGAAGTTCTAATTTCTAACACCATGTTTGCCATTTCAAATGGCGACCAATGACCCTCTCTAATCATATATTTCAATAATCCAGCAATTTCTGGATTATCTTGGTGTGGACTAGAGACTCTCGCTATATATGCAATAGTTTTTTCTGCATCAGGAGTAACTGAAATTAATTTAACTGCGCTCAATATCTCCACCGTTTTTTATTAATTTCGCTATTTCTTACAATTCTATTTCTAATGTTCTTAATATCTGGCTCCAAAGTTTTAGTAAATTCTGAAATTGCTTCATCTAAATCTTCTCTTGAAACTAAAATGTAAGTTTCGTCACCTATAGAAACATATGGTTTAAGAAATAACTCAGTCGCTTCCTCTAAATTCATTGCTTTTCCGTCTCCGCGTCCCATAATAATATATCCATCAGACCAATCTTCATAATTATGATATGGACGAGTATTATATAATTCAAATCCACATTGACGGATAATTATTTGTTTTATTCCTTCTTCCATGCCAATGCGAGAAGAAAGACGTAAATCAGCATCTAAACCATTAAGTTGATGCCACCATTTATTTGGCATTTTCCTCTTCCCATAATACTCTTGCAATTAATGCAAATACAGCTAAATCCATAAAAGAGTCTTCGACACCTTCGTTTGCTAGAGTTCCTGTTTTTGCATAATTTTTAATTCTCACCATTTTATCGTTGCCCTTGCTCATAGCAACAACCCAAGGGGGAATTCCAAATTCAGATCCATCTCTTAAGTTAAAAAATGGATCATCGGAAGAACCATAATCCTTCTGTTTCTTGTCATGAAGTGCGCCTGCTTCTGCAAGAAGATCATGAAATCTCTGAGAAAGAGGATGACGATTGAATTCTACAAGCAAACTCGCAGATAGTTTTTGTTTGGATGCTTCTGCCAATTCTTTATCTGCTCCTTCTAAAGAAATAAATCCTCCTTCATCCTCAAATCTTTCAATATCTTCATTCACAGGTCTTCCACCAACAACTGGAATACCATCTTTTTCTTTAGGGAAAAGTCTTCCCTCTTCTTTGAGTTTTTTCAGAGTTTCGGCCAATTCCGGATTTCTTCTAGATTCTACTTTATCTATATCTGATAATTTCATTATGGACTCCACTTTTTCATAGGCTGTAACATTTCAAGATCCTTCATTCTTTCCAACACTAGTTTTGTTAATAATACATCACTTTCGCAGCGCTCTCTTACTATTTTCCAATCAGATTTCTTGACAGGAATGCCCTCAATTATTGCATCCCAATTATAGGCTTCTTCCCATTGTCTATGATTTAGTGTCAGCTTTTCGATTGGAACATCCATCAGGACAGCCAAATCATCAAGACCTTTCTTGAATCCTTTAGTTTTAGGCATCTTAATTGTGTCTATAATATATTTTGGACTCAGAGATTGAATGCTTTTGTCTTTTGCTTTTAATCTCAAAAGATCGGAATTAATAACTCCTAAGTCAAATCTTGTAATATTGTGCGCTACAACAACATTTGCTTTGTTGTATGCTTCCCAAAATTCTGAGAACATTAGTTTTGTTCCTTCTCGTCTTGTTCGAGAATAAATCTTATCTTCACCAAGCCAAGAGTATGCAATACAAGTTACTCTGTTGGGAACCCAATGAGGATCAGCAAAACCCGCTGCCACAGTTTCACAATCGAAAACCAAACAAGAAAGTGACTTTTTGGATAACTTAATCTTCATCTTCAACAATTAATTCTGGTAGTTCTAAAGTTTCGGCAAATTCTTTTTTAAACTGTTCTAGTTGAGGCAATAATACATCCTCTTCCCAATCAATACTGTCTAATTGAAAAGCCAATCTTCTTTTCGTTCTTTCAACTGCTCTATATTTTCTAGCAAATCGTCTAAGATCATCTGACATTTTCTAACTCCTTTAATTGATTTAATATTCTTGCACGTCTTTGCTTTAAAAGTTTTTTTCTTTTATTAATATATCTGTTTACATATCTGGTTCCAATTTTATCTCTTTTTCGTTCACACAGCTTACATCGTGTACCCCTTTTTCCTTTAGAAACTCTTCCATGAACCCAAGTGTCGTGTCCTTTTGAGCAATATCTATATTTACATATATGACAAATCCTAGACAATCCTCGCTTTAAACTTCGACCATGTATATTCTTTTTATGGCCATAATCACACACGCAAATCCACATTATTTCTCCACTATTGGTTCTTTTTTTTATTTGTTGTAAAACTTTCCAGTCTCCAAATTTTTGTCCTGTTAAGTCTATTAGACGGCTCGTACTATTGTGGCCATAAATAAATCTCTTCGGTTGTCCTTTAATGATTCCAAATTTTGATTTTGTTCGCGTATAAAATCCAGAAGGATTTCCGCATCCACATTCACATAATTTAACTAAATTATCCATTTTTGTCAATTATTAATGTTTATAATNGTAAATGTAATCTAAACACGAATTTAATATGAGAGAAAAACCGCAATTAATTGAAGGCAGACTCATGCGCTGCCCTCGCTGCAAAAAACAACACGACATTTTACAGTATGTAAGAATGATGGAAATTGAAGAATTTTCTCACGAAACAACCCCAATCTATAAATGTCCATCCTGTAAGTGGATTTTCGCTCCAAGTGATAATTTGATTTTCGATGTTTTGTCTCAACGAGTAAATCTTGTCCCCGTTGAAAGCGATTAGTTTTCATGCCTGAGAAGAATAGCATAAACGACCCAGAGAGTCAAGAAGAATTTGAGCTTGAAGATGAAGACCTTCAAGAGTATTTGGAAATAGCTCTTTCTAATGGTTTCTCCAAGGGAACAGCCAATGTTAGTCCCAATGATATGAGGCGATTAAAGGGCTTACTTAAACATTATGCGAAGAAAAAGCATCCTTTCACGAGCTGTGTGCGAGACAACACGAAGCGATTTGGACCGGAACGAGCGAAGAAAGTATGTGCTGTTCTTAAAGATTTAATTCGNGGAACAACCAAATGGAGAAGCACGGAAAGAAAGAAAGGTCTTTCTGATGAAGAAAAAGCCGAATTTATTTTAAGTGATTATCCAGAAGATGATAATTATATAGAAGAATTCATTGATTGGGCAACCAATTTGGATGAAGAAACTGTTAATATAATATTAACTCAAGATAATGAGGATAATAACGTGACTGATGTTGAATTGAATGTAGGAGATGTAGCTTGGACTGGCGAAGGAAGCTATAACAGTGTTCGTCGTCAAATTGAGGCTGAATTAAATGAACCTATGGATGTAGGATATGGCTCTTCATATTGGGTTGAAGATATCAAGAAAGATGAAGCCTTGGTTTGTCATGGCGGAAAAGATTATTATGTAATTCCTTTCTCTGTGAGTAAGAAGGGAAATGTCGAACTTGATGACGAAGAAAATTGGAAGTTTGTTGAAAGAGCATGGATTGAATCAAGCGGTATGAATTTAAGTGAAAATGATGAATTTATTGCTGAACTCTTCTTTACCGATGCTGGAGGAGAGTCAGATGGAGATGGCCTTATTTGGAAAACCTTTCTTAGAGAAGGCATCTGGAAATATTCTCCAGAAAAAGGAAAAATTGTTTCTAAGCCTCTAACAATTATTAAGTCAGGTAAGTCCGACCCGAGAAAACTAATTATTTCAATGGCAGAACTTAAAAAGAATTTTGAAAATGGAGCCGTTCAACATGTTACCGTTCCGCTTAATCATGATGACAAAGTTGAAGAAAATACTGGCTTTGTAAAGAAACTTCGATTTGGCAAAGACGAAAAAGGTCGCACAACACTTGAGGCTGCAATTGATTTTACAGAGCCGGACATTAAAGAAAAAGTTGAAAGAGGGACAATTCCTAATGTAAGTGGCGGCATCCATTTTAATCACATTGACAAGGAAAAGGGCAAGAAATTTAATTCCGTACTCGGTCACATTGCCTTAACTCCAAAACCTTGGCTTCAAGGAATGAAGCCATTTGGCATAAAAACTTCTGAAAATTTGAAAGTGGTCGGATTTTCAGAAATTCCCGAAAATAATCCAGAAGAATCTGGAGGAGGTGAAGACACCGAAATGACCACAGTAGAAACTGAAAACACATTCCTCCAGGATTTGGGTCTTTCGGAGGATGAACTCAGAACAAGACTTGAGGAATATGAAGTCCTAAAAGCTTCTGAGAGAGAAAATAGTGTTGACAAGAAAGTTCGAGAATGGGAAGAGGCTAAAAAGTCTCCTGCCATGATTAAAACAGCAAAAGCAATTCTTATGGCAGATGATGGAGAGTCAGTTCTTAATCTTTCCGAAGATGGCAAGAGCGAATCCCTCACTGTCTCTGAGATTACTAGTCGCTTAATAGCTGCTGCTCCTTCGGTAAATCTCTCTGATGATCCTATTACGGATCGAGATACGTCTGGCGAACAGCCTAACGATACAGAAGAAGAGGAACTTTCTGATGAAATTAAAGATGAAGCCAATAGACTTTGGCTTTATGAAAACTATAGCGAAGAAGACGCTCTTGTCGAAGCAAAAAAGCGTCTAAGCGCAAAGGAATAAAAGAGGAGGTGTAAAAGGTGCCATTTGGAACAACTAAAACTGCTCAATTACTAGGCAAGGACCCTCTAAAGTATGCAGCACAACTTGGTCCTAGAGAGTCTATCGTTCTTGATGCACAGAATTGGCCTGAAGATCCAGAGGCTGATACAAATCGTTATGTAGTACCAGCAGGTACTATTTTGAAACTTTCAGTAACAAATGCAAAGGCATACGTGCCGTACAATGGTTCAGGAGAACTTAAAGGCATCTTAGCTGCTCCTGTTGATCTTGTTGCGCGAGCAACTTCGGCAATGGAGCCAGCAGCTATGTATTTCCATGCTGTAGTGTTTGCTACTAAGTCTATTGTTAACTTTACTAATTACGCTTCAGCGTTGGTAAGTTCACTACCAACATGTAAGTTCGAATAAAGGAGGAGGTGAACACAAGTGCCATTTAAGACATTTGACGTTTGGGATCAGTCTCAGCTAACTACTGAAATTCGTCGTCCACCAGAGGGAAGAGCTCCTGGTGCCGCTGAAGATGCTGCGTTCCTAGGCGAAACCATTGCTCCTTTTACTCCAACTTACGAAAGAGTGGTTAGAGTAAATGTATCTGAAATCTTGCCATTCGGTATCGCTAAATTCCGAGCACCAGATGCGTCAGTACCTATCGTAAAGCATGATGTTGCTTGGCGTGAAGTGCTCATGGAGCTAGTGCTTATTGATGAGCAAGAGCGAATTGGCGAAGAAGAATGGAGAAAACTTAATTCTCCTAACGAGAATGAACGAAGAAGCGCAGGAGTTCAGCTTGTAGATAAAGGCAGAATTCTTCGTCTCAAGAACGAAAGAGCTGCTGAATGGATGCGCTGGAAGGCATTTCAAGATGAACTTGTAATTCCTTATAATGACGGAGCATCTGAAGTTGCTGTTGGAATGAGCATGAAGGCTTCACATAGACCTACTGTTGCTGTTTCTTGGTCTGATACTACTAATTCAGATCCTGTAGCAGACATTCAGGCTTGGGCAGAACTTCTTGCCGCAGATACAGGTTTCTATGGTCGTCACGTTCATATGAACTCAAACACATATAACAACCTTATCTACAACGCAAAAATTAGAAATGCTATTAACTTCTATGCGAGTGGTGCTAACAGCATTCTTAGACCTAGAAAAGAAGACATTCTAAGTCTATTTGAGACATTCTCGCAGACTCTCGATATTGTCGTATATGACAATGGTTATAGAGATGTTGGAGAGCCAAATATTGGTACTACATCTCTCACCAAGTATCTGCCAGATAACTATGTTCTTGTAACTACTGAATATACGCTCGATGGAGTTAGAATTGCCGATACTCTTGAGGGAGTAGTAACAATTTCTACTGCTTGGAATGAAACTGCTCTTAGACAAGGTGTGCAGGCTGAAATGCTTGTTGATCACGAATCTAAGAACCATCTCATGAGAGTTGCAAGCGCAAGAATGCCTAGACTTCTCATTCCGGATGCATTCGTTTGGGCGAAAGTAGTATTCTAATAAAGGAGATTGAACAATAATGGCTAATACAAAAGTAGCTTTCGCAGAAAATGTGGTTACAGTTCATGTAAAACGCACGAGCGAACCTGGCTTACTTCCCGATGGGACAGAAGGATGGGATGTTGTTTCAAAGAATCTATCTCCCGGAGAATATATACCACTTTCGGATATACCACCATATTTGAGTGATGCAGTTAAAGAGGGCAAAGTGCCGGGGCTAAAAATTATGACCCCGGCACAAGCCAAGAGACAAGCACATTTTATTGAAACTGGCTATAATCCTGATATTGAGGAATTAGAAGAAGAATCTGATTCTACCGTTGAAAAAGAATAAATAGTGGAGAGTCCTTGTGGGCGCTGTAACAAACATAGTAAAAAATTATGTGCCCGCAAGCTATAAAGCTCTAATTGGCGCTACCAACAGCTATTATAGTCAAGAAGACTTGCAACAATTAAATGAGTATGCTCAATTCAGAGTTTTTTCTACTGTTGTAACTGAAGCTTCTGAGGCGGCAGTTTATAACATAGAAGAGCGGCAGCTTCTTGGAATTCTTACCACTTTGCAGTTTATTCCTGCTGCAATTGACTTCTGGAGTGATGCTCTTATTTCAGAGTCTGCCGATAGTGCTTCTTCAACAAAAAGCGTAGGATATCTCGATCATAGACCAGATTTATGGAAAATATTTGATCGCTTAGCTCTGGAGGCTCAGGAACTTGCAATTGACTTAGGAGTAAATATAGGTGCCGCAAAAGCATTTATACCCAAGGTTTCTTATGGAGACAATGGGAGAGAAATTCTTGTTACTTCAGATCCTCAAGATTTTGGTTCTGCTTTTGATCCCCCAGGAAAACTAAATAGTTATATAAATTGGAGTAATGTAACATTTTATGGAGAATAAATGGACCTCAGTACACGCATAAATACAGAGGCCATACAAAGGGAAGCATTGAGAGTTTTATTTAATCACCTAAACGACAAAATTATTGAAATGCGACCTATTTGGGCCTTAGAAGATGACGAATTTTGGTCTTCTCTTAACAGAGGTCAATCCGGGTGGACTATTGAAACTATTAATGACGAAAATTTCTATCCAGGAACTATTCCTTCTCTTGTAGGAGCAGAACCAGATAAATATCCTAATGTTTGTACAATTGCTTATTTAGGATCACCAACAAATTCTGATGATGATACGGGAGATATGTATAACATAAGATTGGCTATAGAAGTAATGGTTAAATCCGACAATGAAGTGGAAATAAATACAAGAATCCAAAAAACTTTAGATGCGATTCATCTGGTTTTTATGGAAACTCTGGAAAATAGAACCTTGAATAATACCGTTCCTGGTCTAAATTCTCCCACAAAAAGCATAGGAAATGTTTTTGAAGCTAGAGAATTTGGGAGTACGGGAGATACATGGTTTTGGCAAGGCGGCATTATAGAATATAATGTTGATAAATATGTGAATTTCGACAAATAAATGTACAATCTTAATGTTAAAATGATAATTGTAATGAACAAGGCTGAGAGAGGAGGTAAAGCTTAATGTCAAGCACATTCTTTAGAACGGGCATTACCGATGATAACTTTATTCGTGGAGCAGCAAGACTTCTTGTGGCTGGTACTACGATTGCATTCCCAACTGGAGTTAGTGATATCATCAATCTTTCGACATATGATGCTCAATCTGGATGGGTTGATGTAGGTGCAACTAAAACAGGAATTACGGTTTCTCGTAATGTTACCGAGGAAGTTTTCGATGTAGACCAGATTATTGGTGATATTGACTCTCGGCCTGTTAATTATGAGCAGACCGTTGCAACTGCACTTGCAGAAGTAACTCTTGAGAATCTACAACTTGCTTGGGAAGGCGGAGGAATTACAACTTCCGGCGGATTCAGACAAATGGGCGTAGGTGAACCCACTACCTATACTAGAAAAAGACTTGCTGTTATTTTCCAGAAGCAAAATGGCAAGCTTCGTGCTCATGTGTTTAGAAGAGTTCAGAAGTCTGCCCAGGAATCAGCAATTCCTTATAACAAGACTGGAGAACAGCAGTCAATTCCGTTCACATTTAGAGCATTGGCAGATACGTCTATTGCCGATCTAAATACCAGAACGCAAGTAATCTTTGACGAAGTATAAAGTTAAGTAAAAATTTATTTGATGAACGCAATGCGGCATCAGCTTTTAAGAAAATAGCAGAGGCGTTTTCTATCAAGCAAGTTTTATCAGCCTCTTATGGAGGCTGATTTTTTAGGAAAAAATATGCCACTTTTATCAGCAAGATTCGAAAATGAAAAAATTTTAGTAGAAGGATTCTTTGACGAGTTTAAAGCTAAACGCTTAATAGAAGAAGCTGTTGAAGATATTGGAGATGCCATTGAAGTAGAAGCCAGAAGGCAAGCTCCTTTAGGGGAAACAACTCCCGATGTAAGAAGACTGGCTCCCGGAAGATTAAAGAAGCATCCAGTTGAAAGAAGTAAGGGAATTATAGGAGTTATTACGGGAGTTGCCGCTTTTGTTTCTCCTAGCGCTCCTCCTGCTGTATCTATAAGGGGAGCAGGCGGAAGATTTATTGGTGCTGCTCCAGCAACATTAAAACCTGGAGATGTATTTGCAAGAGAAACATTGACTCTTCCAGAAACACCAGAACACGCCAAATGGGTTCACACAGGAACTGGAATATATGGTCCCTACAAATCTCCAATTAGACCAAAAACTGCCGATTATCTTGTTTTTTATTGGAGGGGAAATTGGCGTCTAAAAGGAACAGTAAGAGGACAGAAACCAAATCCATATTTAAGAGAAGCATATTTTATTGTAAATCGTACATTTGTACCAGTAAGAATAGCTCACTTAAGAGCTCAAATTAGATTATTAACTTAAATAGCAACACGGAGGCAAAGCCATGTCTGAAAAAGACGTAAATATTGTTGAGACGCTAGAACCTTCTGCGACAACCTATAAAATAGTTTTAGCAGAAGGAACAGAAAGAGAGTTAGTCCTTTATCAAAGACCACTTTCTTTCTTTGGAAAAATTGAACTTTTCTCTATTTTAGGAGATGCAGTCGAAAAAGCTCTTGCAGGCGGAACTACTGTTTCTGATCTTTTGGAAACACCAGAAGGAGCTTCAGCAGATAGCTTTAAAGAAGCAGATGCTTTCGTTAAAGCTGTTGCTAAAGTAGCACAAGTAGCACCAGAACTTTTTGGTGATATATTCTGTATTTCTCTTGGAGTTAAGAAGGGAGACAGAGAATATGTAAAAGAGCTTTTAGAAGAAGTTGATGATGAACAGGGTTCAGAAATTTTGGCACATTTCTTTGAACAAAATATTGAGGCGATTATGGATTTTTTCGCACGGCAGATGAATCTAGTTCAGGAAATATCACAGAAGATACAATTAAGATCAACGTCATCGAAGCTCTCGAAAGCTACTCGTCGTCGCACCCAGAAAGCATAGAAGAACTCTTAAGCTGGCCCTGGCAAAGATTTGAAGCCATGTATGAGGCACACACGAAAAGAGAACAAGTAGACAGGGCAACAGAAGAAAGATTTGCTTATATTTCCGGTCTTTTAGCCAATACAAACCTTGATGACAATAAAGGTTCTAAAAGAATGACGCTAGAAAGTGTTGATAATTCTTATCATGAGGCATTAAAAAGTATTTATAATATAGATACTAAAAAAGAAATTGACTTTGAGAATGATCCATTCTTCAAAGCAATGAAAATTCCAGGAAAAGATATACCCGTGGTCGATGAACATGGCAATATCGTTGAATTAACCGCACGACCTGAAGTTAAACCGCACGAACAAAATATAGATATTGACATAGATCAAGCTTAAAGCTTGTAGGTGATTCATGGCAGATCGCAACGAAGTTATTAGAATAATACTTGAAGCAAGGGACAACCTTAGTTCTGTATTTCGCCGTGCTCTTGGGGATGCAGATAAAGAAGTTAAGAAGTTTCAGGGTTCCTTAAAAGACCTTGAAAAAGATGTTGATTTAGTATTTACTAGAAGTGGATTTCGTGGGCGCGATCCTTTGACGGGACGATTTGTTGCTTTAAGCAGAGGCTTAAAAAAAACTATTGAAGATACTAGAGGAGCAAGAGAAGATTATAGAGAAATTCTTGATGACGTAAGAAGAGCAGGAGATGAATTTGTTGCGGCACTTGAAAGAAAAAGCGTAGAGCTTGAAAGAAGACCTCTCTTTACGACATTCTTTGATAGGCAGAGAGATTCTGCGCGAAGAGCAATTCTGGCGCTAAGAGAATTTAGAAGAGAAGCCCAAGTAGAGTTTGCAACCAGACAAAGAGGACCTGTTGGAGAAATTTTTGGAGGTTTTGTTGCCGCTCGTCAAGAAGCAAGATTAATTGATGAAGCTGTTAGAAAAAGAATTGCTGGCACAAAAGAAGAGATAGAACTTCGAAGAAGAGCCTTAGAAGAAGAAATTATTCAAGAAAGAGGAGCATTAAGAAAAGAATTCTTTGCCAAGAAACAAGATTTAGAGCAAAGATTGGGAACAGAAAGACAAGGATTAGATAATAGAATAAGAATTGAAAGACAGGCTGCTAATGAATTAGCAAGATTAAGAGAACAAATAACAAGAAGAAATGCAATTATTCAAGCCGATCTTAATGACAGAACTTTACAATTAACAAATATAGAAAAAAACATATTAAATGAAAGACTTAGAGCAAATAGAGAAGAAATAGATGTATTAAGAATAAGAGAGCAAGTTATTAGAGATGAAATATCTCTTGAATTAGATAAAAGAAATGCAGCCGAACGAGCGGAAAGAAAAAGTCTAGAGGAAGAAGCTAGGGTAGAAAGAGAATTAGCCGCGATAACAGAAAGAGAAAGAAGAACGGCGATTACACGACCAAATATATTTGATGTTAGAAGAGAAGAAACAGAAAGAATAATAAGTCAGTTAGATAGGATAGATAATAGATTAAAGAGAATCGGAGTATCTGCTGGCCGAGCATGGGGAGATTTTAGAACTGGCATTACAGCAGGTAGAAGAGGTCTTTCCGATCTTGAGCGACAAACTCTTTCTTCGGAAAGAAGATTAACAAGATTTGGTGCAGCAATTGGCATAGCAGTTGCTGGTGCATCATCATTTGTAAATGTTAGATGGGCAATAGTAATCTCATTCTTACAAATTCTAGGAACGTTAATTGTTCAAGGCGGAACTGCTCTAGTTGCACTTGCTTCATCTCTTGTGTTGGCAGCCTCTGCTTTAGGTGGAGCATTCTTGCCAGCAATTGCTCAAGCGATTCCTGCCGTTGGATTGCTTGTAGCTGCATTCCAGAGACTTGGTGCTGTTATAGATGCGTCAAATCTCGCTGAAAAATTAAGATTAAGTACCGAAACAGATGCCGAAGAAAGAGTCAACAGATTAACTGAAGCTACTCAAAGACTTTCTGATGCTAGATATGCAGCAAGATTAGCAGCCGAAGCAATTGGAGATGCAGAATTCAATCTTTTGGAGTCTGGACGAGCGGTTAGAGACGCATACGAAAGACAAAGAGAAGCAATTCAAGACCTAGCAGATGCTAGAAAACAAGCAGCACAAGATATTGTCGATGCAAATCTGGAAGAGAGAGAAGCTGCTTTAGCGCTCGAAGAAGCAGAATTAGCTGTTCTTGATGCAAAAAGAAGATTGAGAGAAGAAAGACAAAGAGATATTCAACAAGAACAAGATATAAATCAAGCAAGAGCAAATGTAAGAGAAGCACAAGCAAGATTAGAACAGGTTAGAAGAGAAGGCGATCAAGCAGAAATTTCTACCGCTATTCAGAATCTTTCTATTGCTGAACAAAATCTTCAAGCAATTAATAATCAAATTGATGAGTCTGAAAATAGGATTAAAGATGCTGAACTCGGAATACAAAGATCAGAAATTAATCTTGAACAAGCAAGAATAAGAGACGAAAGAGCTCAAGAAGACGCGACAAGATTAAGAAGAGAAGGTGTAGAAAATAGTGAGCGAGTAATTCTTGCCCAAAAATCTTTGGAAACTGCTACTAGAGGAATTGCTAATGCACAAAGACAACAGGTTCTTGCAACTAGGGCAGTAAGAGATGCTATTCATGCCGCAGCAGTTGCATCTAGAGAAGAAACAGATGCAAGAAGAGCTGCTGCTGATGCAACTTCTGATCAAACCGCTGCTCAAAAGAATCTACAAGAAGCTCTGGCAGATTTGTCTCCCGCCGAAACCAGACTTTTCAGATCAATTGAAAGAATTAGAGAGCGATATAGAGAAATATTTAGACCAATTACAGACATTATTGTTAGTGCCTTTGCTCGCGCAGTAGATAGAGCTTTAATTATTCTTGAAGATCCAAAATTACAGAATGCTGCAAGAGTTCTTGCTGGCGCAATTGCGAATGCAATAGATGTAATTTCTAGATTTACCATTACTCCCGAATTCAGAAAATTCCTCGAATTCAGTATTCAAGAAGCGGCTAAGAATATTCCTATTTTGACTAGAACATTCTTAAATCTATTCAGAATATTTATGAGAATAGGTCAAGGAGCTGCTCCACTTCTCACTAGGCTATTTGAAAGATTTGAAAGATTTACAGAAAGATTAGAAGAACGTTCCAGAAACAGAGAAGGAATAGAAAGATTCTTCTCTACTGCCGAACGTCATCTTGATTCATGGCTAGCATTTATTGTTGCGACAGGAAAACTTCTTGGAATAATAATTAAACTTTCTGCTCCTTCTGGGCGAACACTTCTTGATTCTCTAACAGACAAGTTTAATGAGTGGACAAGATGGATGGACGAGAATGAAGACAGGGTAACTACTTTCTTCGAAAATATTATTGTTGATGTTCAAGCTCTTGCAAGATCACTAGGTTTTGCCTTGGAAGTTCTTTTTGAAGCATTCTCTAGTGAAGAAGCAAGCGCACTAACTCAATTTATTCTTGAAGTGTTCATTCCAGCTTTCAAACTTTTCCTAGATATTCTCGGTTTGGCTGCTAAAGGATTTCTCACTCTAACTAAGATTCCAGTTATTGGTGAACTATTTAGATTATTTGCCATTCTTGTTGTTACAGAGAAACTATTTAATAGACTTATTCCTATAACACAAAAATTTACAAATCTATTATTTGCACTTCTAACGGGCGGCTTTAATAAATTTACTAATGTATTGATCAGAGAATTTCCTATTGCTGCAAAAATTTTCCAGGAAGCGCTCCTCAGAATACAAATTCTCTTCATTAATCTTGGAAGAGCAATACAAACAACAACGCTTTATCAAACAATATTCAACAAAGCGGTTCTTGCTAATCCATATGTAAGAGCCGCTGTTGCAATTGCAGCTCTTATTGCAATTCTTGTAGGTCTTGAACTCAAATTCCAGTTTGTCACAAAGACCGTAAGAGCATTAGAAAATGTATTCAGGGCTACATTTAATTGGATCAGGCAGAATTGGAAGCTTCTGGGAGCAATTATTGCCGCTCCGTTTGTGGGAACTGCACTTCTAATAATTAGATTTAAAGACAATATAATTAATGCTGCTAAATTAGTTGTTGATTTCTTTACTTCTAGATGGAGAATATTCCTCTCTGATGCAATTCTTGCGCCATTTAAAGAAATTCCAGTTGACGCATATAATTTCGGAAGAGACTTAATTCAAGGTTTAATTGACGGAATTAAAAGCAAGGCAAATGATTTTAAAGATAGAGTTATTGAAATTGTTAAGTCTCCTTGGGAAGTAGTAAAATCATTCTTTGGTATTTTCTCTCCTTCACAATGGACTAAAGAAAATATTGGTATTCCTCTGGCTGAAGGTATTACCGAAGGAGCGAAAGAAGGGTTAAGAGGAACAGGGAATGAATTAACACTTGCGCTCAGGAATGAATTAAGAAGTGTTGAGACAGAAGCAAGATCAGTAAGAGATAGGATGTTAAGTCAAATTGGTCAACTTAGAACTGTAATAAGTGCTCAACTTGGTCTTAAACTTCAAGAACTGACGCCGGCAGAAAAAGAACTTCAAAAACTCGATCTTGAAGAAGCAGAAAGAAGTAGAAAACAGCAACTTGCCGAAGCTGCTGATACAGTAAAACAAGCTCAGTTAGAAGTTGACAAAGCCAATAGAGAAGTTATTAAGAAACAGAAAGCACTAAATAATGCTAAAACATTAGAACAAAAAAGACAAGCAAAAGAAGAACTGAAGTTTGCAAAGCAAAATCTTGATGACGCTCACAAGCAGCTTGTTGACGCAAGAAATAGAGAAAAAGAAACTGAGCGTCAAATCAGTGTAGACAGAAGAAGAGAAAGATTAAATCAACTCGCCCAAGAACAAAGAGAAGCTCTTGAAAAAAGTGTTGCTGCTGAACAAAACAGAGCGAATAAACTTATTGATGCTTTCGTCAATACACTAAAGGGAGAACCAAACAAATTCAAGATTCAGAAGGCAAGAAGCATTCTTGATGAAATTCTTGGCCTTATTGGCGGCGGAGAAAAAGGTGGAAAAAGAGCCGCAAATGAATATGTTGCTGGTTTCTTAGAAGAATTCAACAAATTTAAGAGGCAACTAGAAAAAGAAGAGAAGGCTGTTATAAGAAAGGGTGAAGTCCTTGCTCAACAAAATAGAATAGCGGGAGAATTGCTTGCTGAATCCACACAACAGCCATTAATTGGAGCTGTAAAACAGCCAAAGAGAGGCGAACCAAAAACTGATCTTGAAGCTCTTAAGTTCTTAATAGCAACAGGGAATATTGATATTGCTCTAGCAGAAGCAATTGTTGGAATAACTTCTGACGTAGTAGATCAAAGAATAATTCAGAAAATGCTTAAGCCTCTCGCGGCTGAAGTTAATTTTGAAAATGCAAGAAAATTAACAAGAATTCTCGGAAGAGAAATGTCTCCAAATGATCGTCTGTTAGCAATTTTGAGACAAATTGATCCTGAAGAAAGAACATTAGATATATTCGCTGGCGCTCTTAAAGGAATTCAATTGTTCCAGAGTGGAGGTTCTGTTCAAGGAGGACAAGGACAACCCGTTCCAGTTATCGCTCACGCTGGAGAATGGATTCTCAACAAGAGCCAACAAGAAAAACTTGCACAATCTCTCGGGATGGGTCTAGAGCAAATAAAGATGTGGCTATTTGGAACAAACATGGGTCAAGGAAAGCCTGGGCCACAAACTACTGGAACTAAACCAACAACTAAAGAACAAGGATTTAGAGGGACATTCTTTAATCTTGTTCCGCAAGTAGATCCAAATGGGGTTGTTATTTGGTTCATTGAGATGGATGATGGATCATTTGGACAAGTTTCTCCAAGAGATGCAAGAAGAATAAAGCAATCAAATGGAGAATGGATTCCAAATTATGTAAAGAGAAGCACACATGGATTTACTCAGAAATTCTTACCGCCACAACTCGGTAGAGGATTAGCTAAAGGCGGAGTAGTAATGTCAAGCTTTGCCAAAGGTGGAGTTGTATCTCCAAGCTTCTCTCTTGGGAATATTGTGCAATCATTTGCTGAAGGAGGAACAGTCCTCAGTCAAATTGGAGGAATAACTCCATCAATGTCAAGCAAAGAAATTAATCAAAACTTTGAAGTACATACTCAAGGCGAAACAGATTGGAATTATGTTCTTCGTCTTTCAGCCCTACACGCTCAGGAGTCATTCTAATGGTTATAGGACATGTAATAGATTATAGAGGAACTGGCGGAAATAGTTATGTTATTAACGACAGAACTAAAGTTTCTCTTCAAGTTTCTCCTTTCTATTATATTCAGGTTGAATCTGTAGATGGAATATGGGGTTCTGATATTTCCTATGAATCTCACCCAATTCCAAATGCTATTGGAGAAAAATCAGGAGACGTATTTAGAAGAGGAACTACAGTAACTGTTAGCGGGAAAATTTATGGGCGAGGCTTATCGGAACTCGATAGTGGTGCCTGGTTCTTAAGACAGANGCTCGCGGAAAAAGCATTAAGAAAATTTGTATTCATTCCTTGGGCATATGGAATTCAACTTTATGTTAACTGTCGTCCATATCAAGACTTAGTGATTGTGGAGACTCTGGAAAGTAATATCTATCGTTCATCTTTCACATTCGGACTTAGAGCAGATGATCCACGTTCTTATAAATTATCTGATAATTCACTATTCCCAACCTGGCAAGAATAATGAGCGATGTTTCTTGGGATATGCGTCTTTTTGACAGGCAGGGAAATGCTATAAATGCCAATTATTCCGGGTATTCTGATATTGGTACGACGAATCAAATAGCACATGCTACCGACAGAAGACTAAATTTTTATCTTAACGCTGTTGATGAATGTGAATTTTCTCTATATTTAGATGATCCTATGGCTCAACAAATACGAAGACTGACAAGATTTGTAAAAGTCTGGCGCACAGTTCCTGGATATTCTGATCCCTCAAATCAACCTGCATTTACTGGAATAGTTGGCTATCATCAAAAAGATGGTCAAGGAAATATTATGAGAGTAAAATGTTTTAGTCCGTTTTGGAGACTTCAATTCAGATTTCACTTGCTCAATCACTATCTAAAAACGAATTCTTCAACAGGAAATGACTATAAGCAATCAGAATTAATATGGAAACTTATTGATCTTATTAATAATGCTTTTGGTTTATCCGTTTCATTCACAGGAATTTCTCAAGGAACGTTCTATGACGTAGCAAATGAAGTTGTCATTGCACCATATTTCCAGCCAAAAGGAGCAAATACTTGGGTTGAAATTTTCGATGAGATTTTACTGCGACCGGGATCTGTAGATTTAATTCCTAGATATCATCACACAGCAGGTAATTCTACATTAATGTATCTTGATACCGCCCTTAAAAGAGGAGCAGAGAGAAGTACAACATTTACATATAGAACAGCAACTCCTTCTAATTGTATAAATGTCGTAGAGGAAGAGTTTGTGTCTCCAGGCGAATTTGCAAATTATGTATGGGCTGTTGGAGCGGGTGGTCCAAATTCAGGAAAAGTAGCAGTATCACAAGATAATTCAGCTCTTGATGAAGGTTATAACGCTATAGGAATTTATATGAGAAGAGTAGATAAGCCAGACATTAAGAAAGTTGGGATATTAAATGGTCCGCAAGGGAAGCCAACCGATCTAAGAGCTATTTCACAGGCAGAATTAGAACGCTCAATTGTTCCTAAGTTAAATTATTCTGTTTCTTTATCTCCTGCCGCTAATATTTATTACGGAAAAGACTTTTCTATGGGAGATGTTGTTAATTTAACAGCAACCAAAAATGCATTAAATGTTAATGAACAACAAAGAATATATCAATGCGTTCTCTCAATTTCAGATAATAACATGGAAACTGCCGCTCCTTTGCTTGCGCCAGATTTTTATGGAAAGATTATTTAATCATGCCTAAGACGCCCGATTTAAATATTGATAGAACTATTGGAGAATTAATTGCTTCTCAAAGAAAGCCGCAACTTCTTCCTGAGACTGGTTGGGCTAAAGTTTCGTTGACAATTGGATACGAAGCTTCTACTCCTAAAGGTTATTTTATTGGGATTGGATTTACTAATTCTTGGATAAATGCAACCCAAGCAAATTCTGTACCTGCCAGTTGGTATTTGTCTGATGATGGAGAAGTTAGATTGAGAGGAAAAATAAGAGGAGGAAATGATGATACTGTTGCTTTTGTTTTGCCGGAAGATGTAAGACCAGAATATGCAGAAACATTTGTAGCTCCCGTAGATGAAAATGGAAATGTTGATCTATCTGGAATAAAGTACAGAGCCTGGGGAGAGGGAGATACTGAGTCATAATGGCCGGGGGCTATAAAAGAATAAAAATAGACACAGATGGAAGTGTTCAAATTTTAAGTGGAAGCATTATTGCTTATCATATAAAAGTTTTTTCTGATGCACAAACAATTACTACTGGAGACGGAAAATTTATTTTTGCTATTCCGGAAGATGTAGGCGGAAGTATTCTTTTTGATGTTGAATTAGATGTTACAACAGTATCATCTTCTGGGATAGTGCAAGTTCAAGTTAGAAATATCACTCAAGCAGTAGATATGCTTTCTACAAGAGTTCAAGTAGATGTAAGCGAATTTCATTCAAAAGATGCCTCAACACAACCAGTTATTGATGCCAACAATAACGACGTTGCACATGGTAACCGTATTGCAATAGATGTAGATGCGGCAGGCACAGGAGCAAAGGGTTTAGGAATAGTTCTTATATTCCAAAAGTAGAATACTATGGCTTGGTCACATGTAGCTAATCGAGGTACTGCTCAGAACAAAACGTCAAGCGCGACGTTTTCAATAAGTCCGACTGCAACCATCTCACCGGGTGCTATTTTAGTCCTCTGGGTTGCGATGGATAATAACAATAACAGCACGATTACAGGACCGGTGGGCGATCAGCTCATCGTTGAGGATACAGCAGGGAACGCATGGGCGAAAGTATTCGAAGCACAAGATGCTAGTTCAAATAACCGTTGTCAAGCCTGTCTCGCAGTATGTCAGGTTAAGAATCAGCTAACAACGAGTCATTCAATTGTAGTAAGTCATGCATTATCGAATCGCGTAGCGAAAGCAATGTCTCTAGAAGAGTTTTCTTTACCAGATGGACAAGTATGGTCAACCAGTGGTAGGGCGATCCACCGTCATGATCGAGGGGTAGATCCTGGTGGTATCAGTTTTGGCACAATTCCGTTAACAGAACACTTGTTGCTTCATCTACTAGCTGGCGAAGGACCAGACACTGATGCATATACGTGGGATTCGGATTATACCCAGATTACCGGCACCGGAACAACCGGAGGTGCGGACGAATCCAACATGCATATCCGAGGTGGATATCGCATCGCTACTGTAACCGGAGATACCGTTGATGTTACTTCGGATACTGCTGATCGAGATTATACTCAGGGGGTCGTGGCACTTTTAGCATTTACTTCAGGCGAATTCCCAGAAACTTCTGTTCTCGATGACTTCAACCGTGCTAACGAAAGCCCACTCGGAGGCGGATGGAACGTGGGTTGTCGTTCCACACTCTCTCCGAATAACAATCTTCAGGTCACTTCCAATCAAGCAGCAACCACTGGTTCCGGGACAAACGGTCAACTCTGGAGTACGATCTTTACCACTATTGATCAAGATGCATGGGCTACAATTGCAACCCCGCCGGGAGCTGCGGGACACATCGGCGTGCTGACAAATGGGCCTGATAGTGGTATAACCCACGCCTGCAACACAGTTTCGGCTGACTGTCAAGCGGTTATATGGAGAGTAGGAGATGGAGATGGTGTCCCTCCGGCTCGTCTGTTCCTTACAAGAGGCGGCGGCGGAGGTGTAGTAGAAACTGCTTGTCATATAGTTGTTTATGGTGTTGGAAACCCATCTGCCGGATACAAACTAGGACTACGGCGGAGAAGTGGCATCAACGAAATATGGTGGGACAAAGGATCGGGATGGGAGTACGCCGGAGTAGCCTACTATGACAATCAATTCTCTCAGGGGCGTCTTGGATTGGTATTCACAGATTCAGGAACACGGGCGGATGACTTCGGTGGCGGTATTCCCTCACCAGCCTTCGTTCCACAAATCATTCGTAGAACTTTCAGCTAAATAATAATTATATGTTATAATATTTATATGCAAGAAAGATTATATAGCATTGGGGAAGTCGCAGACGAATTAAATCGTGTTGCACACACAATAAGAATTTGGGAATATCAAGGAAGACTGCCCGAACATTTGCTACCATTAAGAGATGAAAGAGGCTGGAGATGGTGGTCCAAAGAACAAGTGGAGCAACTAAAAGAATGGATTATAAAAGAAGATTTGCGCCCAGGGAAGGGGCTACCGTCAATGAAAAACGGGGAATTGCAAGGAAATTAATTGCTTTGGGAGTAATTGTCATTTCTATATTGACATTTAGTGTTAAACCGAGTGAAGCACGACCAAAAATACAGACTATAAATTATGCCATTAATTTAAATTGGTGTGGACATGTTAAAAGATATTGCAAAGCGGGCAGACAGGCATTAGAAGTTGCAAGATGTGAAACAGGAAATACTTTTGATATCTGGGCGGGATATGGAAAACATCAATACCTTGGTTTGTGGCAGATGGGGAATTATGAAAGAAGACGTTTTGGGCATGGCTGGAATGCATGGGAACAAGCTAAGGCGGCGCATAAATATTATGTTGTTTCAGGAAAAGATTGGTCACCTTGGTCATGTCGATGGGCCGCTTACTAAATGAAGTCAGAAGAAGAAGCTCGTAATACATATCGCTCATATATTGAATTATGGGCTTGCTCTAACTTCAGCAATAAAAGCGACAAAGATATCCTTTATGGTGCAATTCTCGCCTATGGAAGAGTATTGGAATTTAACTTAAAAAAAATAAAAAAAGATATGAATTTAGCGAGGAACAAATACCTTAAACCTTAACTCTCCATTTCTCTTCAAATCTTTCTTTATTTATATTAAAACATTCTTGCTCGCCAAATTGTTTCATAGTTAACCCTCCTCCATCCTTATGTTCAATCTTTACATCTAAAGATATATGAACTTCAACATTATCTCTTTCTATTCTTTTTATTAAATCATCATCTTCAAAGTATCCAGGAAAAAATCTTTCATCATAAAAATATCCATCCTTTTCTAAGAAACGATTGTATATTTTTCTGGGAACACAAAAGAAACATCTTGGCATATAATCTCTTGGTTCGGGAATAATTAAAGGAACAGTTATGGCATTTGGTTCTAGCATTTTTTCTAAATTGCCATTAATAACTTTCGTATCATTATTTATAACAAAAAGATAATCTCCTCTTGCTTTCTCAAGACCTGTGTTTACAGATTTTGCATATCCAATTTCATCTAGAACTATTATTAATTCAAATTTAGATAATTTTCCTTTTAATGAATTCAAGCATTCTCTCAGAACTTCATTTGTATTAGATAAATCAAGATGAGGAATAATAATGCTTATTTTATTCATTTTCTTTTTAAGTATCCCATTGGATTGGCTGTAATCATAAATCGTTCACGCGAATGATCGACTTCAAATTCTGGGTGTTCAGATAAAAATGCTTCGCAGGCTTCATAAGGACCAGGACCATATTCGGGGTGAGTAGGGTGTCCATTGATAATTCCGTCTTCAATGATCATATATGAGCCGGGACTAACGAAATTGTGGTATATAATCATTTCGTGATATACGTGATTCATATCATGTAGCGAGTCTAGATTAACAATTACATTATCATTGGGCTTAATAATTCTATTAAGTGTCGGAATAATATCTGTAGAAAGACTGTCCCCTGTTAAAAATATTACATTTCTATCTGTTTCTTTTGGTTTATTAACATCAATAGAAATAACTTTTCCTGATTCATCTCCATGTATTAATTTCATCATATCCGCCCAAAAAATAGCACTACCACCTTCCAAAGAACCAGTTTCGATGACAACAGTTGGCTTAATTTCATATGCTATTTCGGAGTAAATAAACAAATCAAGAGGATTTTTTTGAATTCTTCGGCCCATCCAAGTATTGGGAGTAATTGTATTTACATCATAGAAGAACAGCCATTTAAATTGTTCCGCTATTGTTTCTTTGTGTGCCTCAATTTCTTTCCATGTGTCGCTCATAATAGTTTTATTCCTTTGATTTTTGTTGTTTGTTTTTAAAAAATGCTGTCAGTCCAGATATTTCCAACAATTCAAACTCTTCTGGAATATCTTCTGCTCTTATTTCTATTTCAAAATCATGAACAACCAGAAAATCATTATCAGAAAGATATTTTGAATATTCTTTTACTTCACGGGGCTTGTTGCCGTTATCACAAAAGAGAACTAGTGGCTTTGGTGCTGTTTCAATTAGTTCTTTAATAGTATCTTGTTTCGAAAAAATATCTAAATTTATAAAATCGTCAATAAAATCTGATGTATCTTTATTATCTATAGTTCTTCCCCAGGGTATCCACTTTCTCAAGAATTGATAAAAAGCTCCAGATCCTGTTCCTAATTCTATAATTGACTTTGGCTTAAATGTTGTTATAAATTTTGTCCATCCGATAATATCAAGATTATGTTGAGCAGCACCTTCCATCGGCTCTACTCCTATTTCTAATTGTTTCTTTAATTCAGCAGCAATATCTATTGCTGTTCTATCATTTCTGGATTCCATATTCCCTTATATTTAATTAAATATTTATTTTCTAGTTTTTGTCTTAGTTTGCCAAACTTCTCTTCAAATATATCTTGTGAGCCTAAATTCGGCAATAAGAATGGAGTAATGTTATCGTCCATAGAAAAATAATCAAAATTCCAAAAATCCCATTCATAATCTACAGCTTCTCTTTTGTTATGAGCTATTGGTATTTGTATTTTGTCTAATGTTTTTCTTCTATATTTAACAAGATAGCTATCTGCCTTGGCAGCTATCATTACACTATGTTCTAACCACTCTATGAATAATTTATCAAATAAAGACAAATCTTTAATTTCAACTGTGTCTTGCATTAAGAAGAATTCATCGTAATCCGTATTCTCATACATCCATTTGATACATCCTATTTCCCAATTGTCGTTATAGAGAATTATGATCGGATATTTAAAGAATCCTTTAATGCTGTTCAAACAATTTTCAAGAGCTCCAGGCGCATTGTGATGAGTATAAATTACTATTGCCTGCTTCATATTCTTTCCTTAATGCGCGTGGTACTCACACCGCGAGTTCGTGGAACATAAGCAAGAGATATTTCATGCTCATTAAGCCACTCTGGAGTAAAATCCATTTGCTCGCAATAATTTTTATTTAGCCAGTCCATTCCTATAACAATTATGTCTGGATTAACTGCAATAACTGTCTGCTTACTGTCTCTTCCCCCTATATTCAAGATGACTTCATCGACATATTTACAAGCTTCTAGTACATCTTTGCGCTCATCATAACTCATTACTGGAGATTTTCCTTTAAATTCCTTTACAAAATGATCAGAATTTAAAGAAACAAACACTTTTCCTTCTTCTCCTGCAAGCCTGCGACAATACTCTAATAATTCTACATGTCCTGTATGAAAAAGGTCGAATGTTCCTCCTGTATAAATGATGTTTTTCATAATAAAATCTGTATCTCTTTAGGTAATGGCCTATAAATTGTTTCAAAAAATTGGCTAGGAATAACAGGATGTAAATATTTATCCCCCGGTTTCCAATCTAACCAGACCTCATTATACCAATTAGACAATATCTCTTCCTTGTGTTCTGAAATATCTATTTTCATTTTCATTGCTTCATCATTCCGCACATAAGATAAATGATGTAGATGTGCTCTAGTTGATTTTCTTTTTTGTGAGTCTGAAAGCCTGCTCCAAGAAAACTTTTGATCTGTCTTCATTGCAACGATTGGATTATCTGGTTGTGGATCGGGAAGAATTAACCATTCATAAGTTTTCCAATACACGCTCATATTGGGAGCAATAATAACATCATAATTATTGTCAATAGAATTTAACAAAACATTAATATCTTCTTCAGTATAAAATTCATCAGAATCAACTATAAGCGTCCAATCAAAATTATTTTCTCTTAGGAAGTTTAGGCCAAAATTTCTTTGTTCTGAATCTGAATTCCATTCCCCTCTTAAAACTGTTGCTTCATAATTTTCTGCTATTTCGTCAGTATTGTCTTTTGGCCAATTTCCGCGCCAAGGACTGTTAGAACAAATCACTATATGTTCGAGATCGAATGGATAAAACTGCTCAAGACAGCCCTTAATTAATCTTGGTTCATTAAAAACACTAGTTAATACTGCTGTCTTTATAATTCTCTCCGCAATATAGACAACCAATTTTTGTCCACCAAGGCCAATGTCCACACAAAATTAGATGCGGGATATTTAAAATATAATATTTTATTGCGATCTTCTCCACTTTTCTTCATGAAAATAACGATTATTAAAGCGTTCTAATTCTTCTTTCTCTTCTGGCCATATTTCTCTATGAGGGATTCCCACGGCATGATTCCTTTTATCAAGTACGCACGAAGATCCAAATTCTTTTTCACATGTTTTGGCAAAATCAATATTCTCATAAGCCATTCCTTTATCATATTCCAAATCCCATCTTGCTCCCTTCCTAAATAATTCTACAGGAATAGCTGCCCAATTTGCTTCCCAATGTTCCGCTGTACAACTAGTAATGGCGTTAGAATCTTCTGTTGTGTATATATGTGTATCTCTAACATCATGCCAACTAATACCTATAGGACGCCCTGTAAGCGGCTTTTTAAAAATGCTGAACAAGCCAGATGTATCTTCAATCTCGTCGTCTCTGGGCGCTTCTGAGAGCGATACAAGACCTGTTATGAGGGAGCTTGGAAAGGTTTGATGAACCTGCGCGAACATTTCAATACCATTATCAGGAATCCATAAATAATCTTGCATACTTATAAGTAAATCAAAGTTCATATCTATAGCTAAATCCGCCGCATTATTATATGCTTGAGCAAGAGCTCGTTTGTTCCCAGGAATAACATTACATTCAACAAAAACAATATTGTCAATCATTCCTTGTTCTTCATAAATGGGAATTCTTTCTTGCATCAACTCATCAGCTAAAATCCAAAGATATGGATATGTTTGCCGCTTTAAAGAGAAAATGCTGAGATCAATCCCGAACCTATTCGTGGGAGTAAAGACTGCTACATTTTTCATTAGACTAGAGCTAATTCTTCTTCTAATTCAACTTCAGCGCCGTGTGAGGGCTTCTTTGGATGTGGACGATTCGGAACTAAAGAGCCGCCGCTATCTTCCCAATCTTCCTCGTCATCAAATTCTTCATATTCATCATCAAGATAGAACACTTCATCATCCAAATCGAATTCTTCTTCCCAATATTCTCTGTCAATCCATTCATTCATTTATTATTTCACCTCAATTCCAAGCATTTTCATTCTATATTCCATTTCAAGTTTAGCCATCGCTGGACTCCAAGGAAAAATAGTTTGATCTAAAGTTTGAAATCCGTTATAAGAAGGTTGAAACATCATTAAATCTCTTATTTCAGTATACAACAATATATTGTCAGCAGCTTTTACTTCTCTCGGCATTTTTGAATTAAGATTAAATTTCTCACATATTGCCTTCATAATCTTATCTTCTACTTCAGAAAATATATTTAATTCCTCCATTGCTTTTAATGGCCGAGGAAGGTCTACCAAATATGCTTCCGTTGCATCATGAAGTAACCCCCATTTTCTATTTTCGGGCGACAAAATATCATGAACTCTGCAACTATGCTCAGCTACACTATAAAAACTTCTCGTGTGACCAGTAAATCTACATTGATTGCTTAACGCGTGACATATATCAATAGGATCAATGTCTTCTGGTTTTGGATCTAACGGATAAAACCATTTGCCAGAATATGTACTAATTCTGCCTGGTATTGATTTTTCTTCTATTGTTTTCATGGTGCCCATAATAGCATAAATTATAAAAATATGTGTTAAGAAATTAATGCGGGGAAGTCGTGCGGCTCAACTTCCCCGCTAAACGGGAGCTGAATTCTTCAGGCGGGGACGATACCTGAAGCGCTCAACCGTTTCTCTCACCTACAGGGTGAGATATTGTAATTCACAATAAAATTTTTGGAATTAATTCTTTTGGACAGCCCTTATCTAATAAATCTTTTATCTCATATGGAGATATTGAGGACTTAAGAAGATCCTCAATATATCCACAATCGTCTCCTAAAAATTCCTTGAACCTCAGTTTTCTATTGTTATATAATTGTTGTTTTTCTTCTTGGAATTTTTTTTCGATTCTGCCTATTCTTTGTTTATTCATTATGGATTAGGTAATTCTCCAGGCGTTACAAGTCCTTGAACCGCTCTAAATCCAGTCATTAATGCACCTACAACCGCACCAGTTGCTAATGATTTGGCAGTTGTAAGATCGGGAGCACTTAGAACTCCAACGAACGATATTAGGAACGCTCCTAAACCAGCCTGTACAAATGCATCTAAATAAGCACCAAAAGGTTGACGAACATATGAACCGAATCTAAGTTGCGGAACAAATTCCTGAAGTACCTTCACTCCTGCCGCTACTGACGCAAATAATGCTGCAACTCCAAGTGCAAATGCTTCATTAAGATTTGGAGCTGCAAGAATTCCGGTCGAGAGTGCTAAAGTAGAAACTGCAAAAGCTGCAAGAAACGCTCTTCCCGCTGATGATAATAATTCTTTAAAATTCATTTTCACCTCCTCCTTATTCTATACGAAAAATCAATCTTTCTCTATGAGGAGAAGTTCCAATTATGAATCCATTAAGGATTCCACCAACACCCTCATAAATTCCAGTTCCACCTGTCACGACAAAAGTTAATTTATCTCGTTTTGAACTTCTTGAACCTTGTATAGTTATTTTCCCTAAAGGTAAATTATATATTCCATGACACTCTAACACTCCTTTTCCTAAGATTCCGCTTTCTCCCACAGAAGTACAAATAATATAGGAATTTCCTATTTTTTTGCCTGTTGAATCTAGAAGAAATTGAGCGTAAACTGAGCGATCACCAATATTCAATCCTTCTGTTTTTGTTTTAAAATCAACTGCTCTTACCCGAACATATCCAGGGTCACCAAAAGCAACAGAATTCTGAGTATTTCCAGTGTGCATACCAAGTATAAAAATCAAAATCGTTATTATTGCTACGCCAAAGTAAGTATATAATTTCATTATCCAGAATTTAATGGTGAGCCAAATATGTTAGTTACTAGTTCTTCGCAATTTTGAGAGGGAGATAGAGTATTAATAAATCTAATAATAAATCTTTTTGATTCTGAATCAAGGTTTCCTTCTTCTATTGCGAGTTGTATCAATTCTTTATTTTCACTGTTTTGTTCCAAGCAGTTGTCATATACTAATCTTTTTCTATCTTCTTGAATATCTTGAACTATTTTTCTATTTTCTATTAATAAAAGCGACATAGTTATTGTCGCGGCAATAACAATAGCTAAATAAGCATATTTAAGTATTGACAATCTTCTTTCTGAATCTAATCTTGTCGTACCTCCTGCGCCTCCCTTACCGCCACGACCTCCTTTGCCGCCGCCACCGACTCCTTCTTCGCCAGGTTCGCCGGGTTCACCGGGCTGTCCTGCCAATAAATTTGTTTTATTGGCTTGCTCATAACTTCTACCCAACAATCTTCTTTTGCTAGCCATATTTATCTATTACCATTCTTCTTATACCCAAACAAAAATCCTGCAACAATTAACATTACTGGAGTAATTATAGCAAGTGCATTATATTCTTTAGTCAAAACACTTGATATTGCTACTATAGACCATACTCCAGCAACCGCCAAAGCTAAAATTGTAGTTAAAGTTTCTTTACTCATGATTACGGCTCCATGCACCTAAATAAAATCCTAGCGCAAAAGAAGCCGCACAAGATAATATATAAAACAATAACCAATATGAAATTATGCTTGCTGCTATCATTTTATGCTGTCTTCTATAAGTTTATTCCATTTTTTGTACGCATCATTCCAATTATATTTTAATGCATGTTTTCTTCCTTTGCTTCTTATTTTTATTAATTCTTCATCCGTTGCTTGATCAACTAAATATATTAAAAGATTAATCCATTGATTTTGATAATTAAGATTCATTGGCCAACCCTCAATACGAAGGTCTTTAATAGCAATTGTTTCTTTCAGGGCTGCTAATTCAGAAGTTACTGGAATAACTCCTGCCGCCTGAGCTTCAAGAGCAGTAATACAACATGTTTCCATAAATACTGTTGGATATGCCCAGAAATTAGAATTATACATTGCCTTTACTAATTCTTCTTGATTTACTCTTCCATGAGTAAATATTCCGCCTTCTTCTCTTCCTAAGTTATTTATTTGCTCTATAATTGACGCCTTAAAATGTTCTAAGTAGTGAATTTGTCCCGATTGACGATAAATATTTATAATTTTGTCGATCATGTTCCAGCCATAATAAATATGAGCTTCTGCTTTAGGCCATCGCTCTCTAATAAATGGCCAAAGAGAAAGAAGTGTATCTAATCCCCTATCTGGAGAAGATGAATATATAAATTTTGGCTCTCTAGATACATCTTGCGATCTATCTTTTTCAAATCTTTCTATGTTTATTCCGTTTGGAATTGTTATTAATCTATTCTTACTTATTCCATATAGCTTATGTAAGTGATTTATATGCCATTTCGTCAATCCAATTATATAATCTGGTCTGTCAATAATTGGATTTAAACCTGATCCTACATTTACATCATGCATCCATAAAAGTTTCAATTTCGCGTTAATATCAACTTCAAAAGGAGCCGGTGATCTAGAAGAAATAAAAACTGTAAATTTTTCTTCTGGTAAAAGCTCATTAGAGTCCCAATATTCAACATTCTCATATATTCCCCTGTATGTTCCTGGAGTTCCAAATACAACGGTTCTCCAACCGTCAGCAGCAAATCGTTTTGTTAATTCCATCACGCAAAGCTCAGCTCCTCCAACTCCGCTTTCTTCTGCAATTTTAGGATGCCAGGCTTCTGGAATTGGTGGAATATAAAAACAAATACTTTTTTCTGGTTTAGTTCCTCTTAGTCTCTTCCTTTCATCTTTTGAATCGTCCTGTTTTCCTTCTTCATGATTTTTTAAAATTTTTATTTTTTCATCTAGTAATCCACTAGGAGGATTCCAATATTTTTTAGCTTTTCTGTAGTCTTTTATTGCTTGATTGAATTCTCCTAAATGTTCTTCTGCCATTCCCCTAAGAAAATAGGGATAAAATGTAGTATTCATAGTTTCGATAGCAGAAACTGTTATTGGCTTGGAAAGTTTTGTTGCAACATCAGCAAAAGCTTTCATTCTAGGATAATCTTCTAATTCCATGCAGCTTTTTGCTGCTCCAATATATCCATCCGGCCACCCAGGATATATAGCAATACAGTCTAAATCAGAATTTATAGCTCTTGCATGATCACCTTTCATTCTATAAAGTTCCGAAATTCTTATTTGTGCCAGATAATAATCATCATTTATTTCTCCAGAGAGAGCTTTATAATTTTCGAAAGCAAGAATAGCTGCATCTGCTAGTTCTTTCTTCTTAGGTCCCATTGATTCGGCGTCTGCTTCCGCCATTGTTTCTCCTGCAAAATAAAAGAATGCGCGAGGTTCTTCTGGATTTTCCTTGACCCATTTTGCAATTATTCTTCTATTTCTTTGACGAGCTCCACGATCTTCTCCGCTTTTTCTTTGATGTTCTATCCACAAATCGTTTCTTCTAGAAAATTGAATTCCAGGTTCGCCCGCACATACTTCATGAATTGGATATTTCCATTCCCACTTTGCGGATGTTGATAAAATTCTTTCACGCCACTGTTCTACTACAACTTTTCCTGAAGATGGTTCTATAGCATAATCATATCTGACAAAGACTCCTTTAGAATAAGGATCTATATCTAAAAGAATATCTTTTAGAGTTTTTCCGTCTTCAACTCTAAAAATGTCATCTGAATCAACCCACATAATCCAATCAAATTTATCTTTTGGAACCATATTAAATGATTGGTTGCGAGCTAGAGCAAAATTATCATCCCAAACAAATTTCTCAATAGTGATAGGGATATTCAGAATATTCAATTCAAGCGTAAGAGATTTATAGCTCTCTTCGTTTTTGCCATTATAGGCAATAAAAATTTCATCCACATGTAGCTCTAATGAATGAAATAATCTAACTATCTCGTCTGCATGATATGCGTCCCCAAGAATTAAGCACGCAGCTACCGCAACTCTATTCTGTGTTGTCAATTTCTTCCTCATCGTGTTTTACATTGCGTCCAAGAATAATATTGAAGAATTTTCTTAGTCCGCTTCTTTCATCATCTGTAAGATTAACATCGCTCAGTTTTTGTTGTTTATTTGATTGATCAATAATTCCTTCGATTGCTCTATTNTTAAAGTCAAGATCGCGTTGTTCNGTCATCTCCTTTAGTCTTCTTTCTAGGGCTTTGTGAGTAAGAGTGGGAATACCAAGTTCTTTCAATACCGCAATCATATCTACTTCTGCTATTTCTCCACGAGAGTTTGCTATACCGCCAATGATTAATCTTAAAGTTTCAACATCCTTAGGGTCAAATCCTGTAGTAACTTTAGTACAACTTGGCCCTCCAGAACCATAATTGGCTTCTAAAAGTTGAGGAATCATATATCTATTAATAAGATCGTCAATTTCTTCCATCACGACTGCTTGAGATTCAAAGAATATATCTCCCATTTCTTTAGCAACATTTCTAGAACTCGTTCCTCCGCCACCCTCAACGAGAGCTTGTTCGGGAATTAAAATTGATCTAAGTTTTTGAATATCAAGATATTCAAAGGCTTCATTGAGAGCATTAAAGTTGGCTTCAGATTTTAATTGTTCTACTGCCCATCTTCTTAGAGATGTTGCTCTTTCATCGGCTGCATTTCTTACAGTATCTCCAGGAATGGCGGCGTTTGCACCACTTCTAAGTTGTTCAGCAAGATTAAGAGCTTCAGTTCCTAAGTCAACTGGATTACCTTCAATGTCAAACACGTCTTCAGTTGGATAGAAGACCATAACTGGAGGGTCGCCCCATTTTTCAAATGCTCTGTCTGAAAGACCAAACTTATACCAATAACTCCACCAAAATCTATACGCATATCCAATTCTTGGATATCCAAACAAACTTCCAAATTCAGAATCTTTTTCGTTTGTGGCCCAAAGCGCCCAATCTAATGGAACATTTGCTGGTCTTCCCGTTCCTCCTCCAAACGAAAACGAACTAAATGAAGAAAATCCAGGAATAAAATCTATGCCAACGAATTCACCTTTTGAATTAAATTTTGGTCTTGCATATCTCGGGTTAAGAGGAGTGAATGGTTTCCATACCAAAGCTTTAACATTCTTATCTGGCCATACTTCTTTGTCTTCATTTGTTTCCGGGTCAATATATGTCCAATCCGGCTGTATATATTCAAATCTCTTAATAATTGGACTAAATCCATAATCAAAACAATTTGCCCACGCAAGAATAAAGCGACCATATATTCTTCTCAAAGCATAATCTATAAATGCTGCTCGCTGAGGATCTGTGGACTCAATATGCCAATGTGCTCTAACAAGAGGAACTTTACAAAACAAAAGTCCAAAAGCTAGAATAGGATCGCGCCTCATTTGTTCTAATTTATTTAGAGGAATTTTCGTAACATTAAATGGTTGTCCAAGCCACTCTGCCATATCTCCCCACTGAACCCACGACTCTGATTGTGTCTGTGTCGTTACAAATTTTCTATCTTGTGCTAATCTGGCCGCAAGTTTCTTTTGTCTTTCAACAGACGCATTACTTTTGATTGAATCAATCAAATTAACCATTTTGCCTACTTGTGAATAATCGACATTAGTCATCTAAATCCTATCCGCGAGGTAAATATCTTGGCGCACTACTTTTAACCACACTTTTAATTATATGTTTTTTTGCTCCATATTTAGGAGTAGTTTGTGTCTTTGAATGTCTATTAATATATTTTATGTTCTCCATAGCATATCTAAAATCTGACATTGCATGATTAAAATCGTCAACTGGCTCTTCCGGTTCATCAATTTGTCCTGGCTTTCTTCTTTTCCACGGCCAACTTTCTATTTCAAGAACAAACATCGGACATTTTTTAACATCTACAAAAAATTTATCATCTTGCAAAAATGTCGTACAAGTTTTAATATGTTCTTTTACTTCTCTTGTTACATAAAATACAGTTTTTAATGGTGGGTTGTGAGTAGCCCAATCTAAACGAGCGGCTTTCGCTGCAATATCTGCAAATCTTTTCTTTACTCTAAACTTGGGATACTTTCTCTTCCATCCTTCTTCTTTTTTAATTACCATATTAGCTAATTCATTATTTCCTATTTCCGCTTTATAAATTTCATCAAAACACACTACTGTTCCTTCTGTTAATCTTTTTATTGGTTCTTCTGTTCCTTCTTGATCAGACCCGTAAATAATTATATCTTTATTCAATACTTGATACCAGTGAACCGCATGAGGATTGGTTCCTCCGTAATCGGTTGATGAATATATATCGCCATTATCAGGATCGGGTTCATAAAATTTTATTCCATATCTCTGCTTGGTAAACATAGGAAATATGAGTCCGCCGACTTCCGGCTTAGAACATTCCTTTTGAGCTTCCCATGTATCTCTATCATTTTCTAAAAACTTTTTATGAATATCCGAAAGCGAGGTAAATCCATTTGATCTAGCAAGCTTTCCCTTACAAACATCGCTAAATCTTCTAGGAGATTCATCATCCCATGTTCCTTTTACAACAGTGTGACAAGAGCATTTTTCTTTTTCAGGTAAATTTGGATTAGTAATACGACAATTTGGAACTTTTTCTGCTACTTCAAACACGCACCATGTATATTTTTTATATGCAGGCTGAAATCCATTTCTTTCTGCTTCCTCTATTTCCTCAACCAATTGCTGCATTGGTCCATGAGCCCATTTTCTAGTTGAAGTGATCCAATCTTGAGCTTTAATTTCTCTTACTATTTCTTGTCCATTTTCATTTATTTCCACAAATTTTGTCGAAGAAGAGATATTATTTGCTTCTTTAAACACTTCAGCGTCCATAAGTTCAACTTCATCTCTATGAAGTTTTGGCCCATGTGGACCATTAACAGCAGAAATAGTTCCAGGAAGAATTTCTACTGTAGACCCATTAGTAAATTCCGTTTTTTGTTGAGTAGTTTTAGTTATACTCGGATGTTTATCAATACTTGGAACTTTTCCGTGGTATTTCAATAGTTTTTTTAAGTTCTGATATGCTCTATCTGACTGTGCCCAAATACCACCAACAGTAATACTTTCACATCCTGGTTTAAAAAGGCTGTTCAAGAGATGAATAAGAGCGGAAGCCATAGTTTTGCCTCCATCTCTGGAGGCAACAGCAATAGCAGAATCTACACGCTCAAAATATATATCTGCTACAAATTCAAAAGGAGATTGATGATCATCGCAAACAGCAACTCTAGGTATATTCAAACCTAAATTATCTTTTATCCATTTATGTAATTGGTCGTCTGTTTGTGGGCCGAGAGTCTTATTCTTCTCTATAAGGAGTTTCAGATTCTTCGCCAACTCTATCTGTTTCTCCTTTGGTAATTTCAATAAGCTCTCCCTCGATAAACGGAAGCTCGATGATTCCTTCATTAGTTAATTCCATTAGTTGATTATAAATTAGCTCGGCTAGATCATGTCCTCTCATTTCTTCTAGATGAATCTCTTCCTCTATTTGTGCTATTCTCTCTTTTTCTTCTGTATCTAGAAGCGTTTTTGCGGCGGATATTCTATTACCCTCTTTTCCGTCTCTAACAATTTCAATAAGACTGTCAAATATAGCTTGACCTTCATTTGCTACTTGTTCGGCAACTATTTCAGATGCTCTTCTTTTTCTAGGCCGTCCTTGGCCTCTTCCTCTCCCTCCAAAGCGTCCCTCTTCAACAAGTTTTAGAGCAACTTCTCTTTGCTGCTCTCTTCTTTCTGGAGTCCAATCACTAGTCATATACAATAGTTTAACTGATTTTATAAGTCTAGACATTAAAAAAGGGCGTAATTACCCTTAAACCTATCTAATTTTTCCTTTATCTATTTTATTTTTCTTCTATTGTTTTTTCTTTTCTCTTTGATTTTTCTCCTTTAGACTATTTCTTCGGATTCGTTTCGCTAACGCTCAACTCATCCTTAGAAATAGTATGTTAAGCCAAATTTTAATTTTGTCAAGGGTACGAGCGCAAGCTTAATGAAACCTTAACACAAAGTCCACTACGTGAATCTGCTATCATGAGTTATCACTTAAATTTGGACGCGAAAGGACGCGAATGGATTGGGAAAGACAGTTGATTGACTCTATTGCTAAGACGGGACAAATTAGTAATTTAATGTCAGAGGGGATTAGAGAAGATCATTTTGAAAACGAAAGTAATGGAGAAATTTTTAAGTTTTTAACAGAGCACTATAGAGAATATAAGATTCCGCCAATTTTTGACACAGTACAAGCGGAATTTCCTTTACACGCTTTTGAGCCAACAGGAGAGTCTGTTCAATTTCTTATTGATAAATTTAAGAAACAAGTCTTAAGAAGATATGCGGCCGAATCTTTAATAGACATAGCTGAAAAATTAGATGATCCAAAAAATGAAGAAGATATTGATTCTTTATTTATGGAACATTCTAGGAGATTAGCAACTGTTTTGCCAAAAGCAAAACTTCACTCATTCAAAGACATTGAGCATAGAATTGCCGAATATGAAAGATGGAAGCCAGAAGATGATGTTGGAATCAGAATGGGAATTCCAGCAATAGACAATGTTACGCTTGGAATTCAGCCTCATGAATATGTAACAGTCTTTGGGCGAACAGGAATTGGCAAAAGCATTTTGTCTCAGTGGATGTTGTTTAATGCCTGGATGCAAAATAAAACTCCAATGTATATATCTTTAGAGATGGAAGCCAATGCTCTTTTTCGAAGATGGGATACAATGTTAACTAATTTTGAATATAATGATCTTAAAGGTCATTCTCTCCGCGAAGAAAAAGTGGCGCTTTGGAAAGAAAGAGCAAAAGAAGTAATTTCTAGACCAAATGATATTATTGTTATGGATGATGTTCGTGGGTGTACTGTTGACAGAGTTTATGCTGAACTTACTCGTTGGCAACCAGATATTCTATGCATTGATTATATTACTTTAATGAGTGTTAGAAGCTCTTATAAACAGTCTTGGGAGAAAATAATGTATTTAACTCAAGAGCTAAAACAAATTTCCAGAACACTCAATATTCCCATTATTGGAGTAGCGCAAGCAAATAGAGACTCTTTTAGAGAAGGAACTTCTTTAGATAATATTGGGGGAAGTATTAGCGCTGTTCAGGATGCAGACTTAGTGTTTGGTCTTCATTCAGACGAAGAAATGAGAGAAGATAGACGAACCGAATTGAGACTGCACAAAAATAGAGACGGAATTGTTGGAAACTTCAATCTCTACTGGAAACCTGATACTATGGAATTTGGCCCATATGATGAAACAAGATTACTAAAGAGCAGAATGGAAGATTTCTTGCCGGACAACGAANACAAAACAAGTGATTTTTATATGAATCTTGTTACCCAGGTCAAGTAAAATTAGTAGTTCATTGAAAAATTTTTAAAGGAGAATTATGACTGTATCTGAGAGGGAAGCCTCTTTTCAATTAGATGACTTGGGACAAGATGTATTTAAAAGATCATATGCTATGGATGAGAAAGAAACGTGGGAGCAAGCAGCTTTAAGAGTTGCAGAACATGTGGCGGCGGCAGAAGAAGGAGATTTAAAAAGAAAATGGCAAAAAAGATTTTTTAAAGAAATAGTTCAAAATAGATTTATGCCAGGAGGAAGAATATGGTATGGAAGTGGAAGACCTAAAGCGCAATTACTCAATTGCTTTGTTGTCCCTATCAGCGATAGCAGGGAAGGATGGGGAGATTATCTCCGGGAAAGCCTCATTATCTCTGGAACAGGCGGGGGACTCGGATGTAATTTTAGTCCAGTTAGACCTAACGGATCAGAAGTCAAAGGAACTGGTGGATTTGCTACAGGGCCAGTATCCATAATGCGGATGGACAATGGAGTTGGACTTGAATTAGTATCGGGCGGAGGAAGACGAATGGCTAAAATGTCTTGTCTTAATGTCACTCACCCAGATGTTTGGGAGTTTCTTAATGCAAAATTAGTTGACGGACAGCTTTCAACAACTAATATTAGTGTGGTCATAAATTATGATCATGATGAATTTGTAAAGTTAGTCAAGGAAGATGGAGAAATTGAACTTGAATGGGCGGGAAGAAAAACAGGACAAACAATTGAGGCTAGAAAATTGTGGAATACTATTGTTGAAAACGCCTGGAAAAATGGAGAACCAGGAGTATTAAATGGATATCAAGCAAATAGACAAAATAATATTTTTTATCATAAGCCACTTATTTCCACAAATCCTTGNGGAGAAATTTGGTTGGAAGCTTATGGGTGTTGTTGTCTTGGTGCTCTTGTACTTCCTCGTTTTGTTAGAAACGGACAATTTGATTGGGAACAACTTGAGGAAACAATTAGGGTTGCAGTTAGATTTCTTGACGATGTTCTTTCCGTCAACCAATATCCATTTGATAAAATAAAAGAAAATTGTGAAGAAGTCAGAAGAATTGGTTTAGGAGTTATGGGTCTTCATACAATGCTTCTTGAATTGGGCATGAAGTATAGCGATGAAGAGTCGTTTGTTTTTATAGATAGACTTTTTTCGTTTATTAAACATGCAGCCTACGACACTTCTATTAATTTGGCGATAGAAAAAGGACCATTTCCCGCCTTTAAACCTGAATTTATTGATAGTGGATTTATGCAAAAAATAAAGCCAGCAATCAGAAGAAAAGTGAAAGAATATGGAATACGCAATTGTGCTCTTCTTACTGTCGCCCCTACCGGAACTACTGGTATTGTATCTGGTGTTTCGACGGGAATCGAGCCGTATATGGCTCCGGTATATTGGAGAAGAATTAAAACAGTCAACGAAAAACTTGAAACAATTATTGAGAAGGTATTAGTAATTGAACCAGCTTATGAAAAATACAGAGAACTATGTGAAGGGGCCGCAGACATATCAGTTGACACTCATTTCAAAATGCAGGCAACTGTACAAAAGCATATTGATAATGCTGTTTCTAAAACAATTAATCTTCCAAATGATTTTCCTATGGAAGATTTATCAGATATTTGGCTCAGATATATTCCTTTTCTTAAAGGAACAACATTCTATAGATGGGGATCAAGAAGCGATGAACCAATTGAACCAATCCGCAGCGAGAATATTGCAAGTGTATTATCGTCAGTCCCAGAGGAAAAAATAAGAAGAAAAGAAAGAAATGGAAATGAAGCAGACTGTCAAAACGAAAGATGCGAAATAGAGTACGTAAATACATTACAATTAGTTCCGTATTATGACGAGGGGTCAAAAATGACTAGAGCAAAGAAAGCAGTAGTATGAACTTTAGAAGAAGATGTTCAATATGCGCGAGTCCTCTTGCCGGAAGAAAGGGTCATGGATTTGTAACTCAATCAGGAGTAATTTGCGGCGACTATAAGCGTCATATGCGTGTTAAGAAAGCGCAAAAACGCAGGCAATTACTTGACAAAGAGATAGAAGACATGCTAATCTTTGATTTATACGTTTCACATAAAGATAAAACTCTATTAATGGAGGTGTAACAAGGGCGGCAACTGGAAATCGACTTCGTATGAAAGATAATAATACAGCGGTTGATCACCTTATAATCAAAACAAAAATAAAAGCAAATAACAAGCTGATTACTCTCTCTAGAGGTATGAACATTGTTTCTTCTAGAGGGCTGGTATATGTCTAAACCACGGAACAGAATTAGACAAAATATATAGTTGACTCTCAGGAAAGACTGAGTGGCGGAGGGTGCCTGACGAATCGGAAAGACGATAAGGTGGAGGCAGAGACGGAGAATCAAAACTTGCGTCACGCCCCTAAAGCTGTAATAAGTTATTATTGGAAATACGGAACACGGGGGTTCGACTCCCCCGCCGTCCACTTAATGTATAATACGAGCGACCCAAGGTGTTGCCCAGGATTTATCCTGCAAGGTCTTTTTTATTCCCTTGCCACAGTAGTCCTAAAGGTAACTTAGGGTGGGAAGGGTGAAAATATTATGGAAAAATATAGAATAATTAAATTAGATAAACCTATCTTTAGATCAGGCAGAAGGATATTCAAATATGGAATATTTAGAGCAGAAGATAAATCAAAAGTATTTCTTTTTGAAGATTTAGAAACAGCAAAACAAACATTAGAAAAATTAAAATAAATTGGCGCTTGATTTTACAAAAATAGATGTAGAAGATTTTCTTTCAGAGCTTGGCTTAAATAATATTTCTGATCAAGGAAATGACTTAAGATTTTCTTGCCCATTTTCTGAGGGACATAGAAATGCAGATGCAAATCCTTCTGCTTTCATGGAAAAAGGCACTACTAGAACTTATTGTTTCGGTTGTGGTTGGAAAGGTAATGCTGTTACTTTTCTTGCCGACTTAGAAAATGTGTCTCCACTTCAGTCTGCTATATGGATTAAAGAAAGATTTGGCGATAATTTTGTAGTTAATCAAGGAAATATTTCAGATTCTGTTAAGAATTTGTTAAGAAAAAAAGAAATTTCGAAAAATGGACAAAAACTTTTTCTTGATGAGTTAGAAGCAGATAGAAGATTAGTTAATTGGGAAAAATTATGGAAACAATATGCAACTCAATCTTCTCAATTAGACTATCTTCCCGGAACAACATGGGAAGATATATTTAAAAAAGAACATAAACGAAATCCAATGTTTTATATGTTTGATAGAGGATTTGATGTTGAAACTTTAACAAAGTGGAAGATAGGATGGGATAAAATCTCTGAGAGATTTTCTATTCCTATTAGAGATGAAGAAGGAAGCCTTGTCGGATTTAAAGGGCGCTCCATGAATAAAGAACCGCGTTATCTTGCATTGGGTGGCGTTGAATATGGATTTGAGCCGTATGAAACATCAAAAATTCTTTTTGCTCTAAATAGAGTTATTAAGCAATCTGAGAAATATTTAACTGAAGCATACAAAATAATTGTTCGGGAAGGAGAACTAAATACTATTGCTATGCATAGACACGGTTTTGATAATACTGTAGGAATATCTGGGAAAAATCTATCTTTTCATCAAGCGGAATTAATAAAAAAACATGCTTCTAAAGCTGTTTTCTTTTTTGATGATGAGAGAGATGCAATTAAGGCTGCTGAAAAATTACGCTTAATTATGCCGACGAGTTTTGTTCCTTCAAACGACAAAGATCCAGCGGAAATGATGCGACAAGAAATTGCCTCTCTTCTTGCACAACAACACTCTGGTTTGCTAAAATAAGAGAGCCATATAAAACAAACAAAGGAGAAGAACATGGCTAAAGGTTTTACCGCGCTAAAGAGCGCAAAGGAAGATATTAATAGAAGAAAAGAAGAAGGGGGCAGCGGTCTTAGATATTTCAGACTCACTGATGGTGAAACTGCTGTCGTTCGTTTTCTTGAACAAGGTGATGATGTAAGTTGTGCTTGGGTTCACAATATTGATGTTCCCGGCAGAAAATTTCCTCTTCAAGTCCCTTGCCGCGACCAAGATGAAGAAGGTAGAAGAAATCTTGGTGTAGATTGCCCCGGATGCGATAAGGGNTATCCTCTCAAATTTAGAGGCAAGATCAATATGATTCAGCGTGATGCTCCTATATTTGAGAAAGACGGAGAACGTTGGGTTCAAGTAGGAAGTGAAGATTCTGTAGTTGTTTGGGATGTTAGCTTCGAATCTCTNCANGAACTGCAACAAAANGACTTNAAGTATAAAGGTCTTGGTTCAAGAGATTTCGAAATCACTAGAAGTGGTAGTGGCTTTGATACTAAATATTTTATTGAACCTGCTGATGTAGATTCTGGCCCACAACCAATGTCTAAATCAGATAAAGAACTAGCAGCAGAAAAGTTTGATCTTACAGAGCTTGTTACTCCTACTTCCTATGAGTCATGGGGAGTGTCATTTAATAAACCAAGGGAAGTAAAGACTCCTATGCGAGAATCTCCATTCTCTAGAAGTAGAGAATCTACTGATTACGAGAATGCGAGATAATGAGTCTCGTTCATCTTCATGCACATCAAGAATTTTCGCTTCTTGATGGTGTGGGTACTGCTGATATATATGCAANGAGAGCGGCTGAATTAAATCAGTCCGCTCTCTCTATTACTGATCATGGCTCTTTGGCGGGAGTTCTTTATCATGCTCAAGCTTGTGAGAAACATGAAATTAAGCCCATTCTTGGAATGGAGGCTTATTTTACTCAAGATGCGACAAAGCATGATAAGGATCATAAAAGATTTCATTTAGTTCTTCTGGCGAAAAATTCGGAAGGCTTCAAAAATTTAATGAGACTTTCTAGTCTTTCATTTACGCCTGAAAATTTCTATTATAAGCCTTGTTTGGATTGGAGATTATTGCGTGCATATAATGAGGGACTTATTGCGTCAACTTCATGTATGAGCGGAATAATTCCTCGCGCAATTGTTGCTGGAGATGATGAAGGAGCTCGAAATTATCTTAACGTAATGCAAGATATTTTTGGCGATGACTTCTTTTTAGAAATACAACCTCACGATGATTCTGGACAAATAAGAGTAAATTCCTATCTTAAAAAGATGGCGCTGGAAGGAGGAATTCCTCTAGTTGCTACTTCTGATGTTCATTTTCCTTATTTAGAGTGGGCAGACACACAAGATATTCTTGTGATGATTTCTACTGGTCAGTCAAATAAATCAAGAGAAGATAGAGAAACTCTTCATCAAGAAATTTTTAAGTTTTCTGGAAATACTTATTGGTTAATGAGTGAAGATGAACTTAGAGAACAATTTAGAGAGTTTCACAAAACATTGACAGAAGATGAAATTAATGAAGCAATCAATAATTCACAAATGATTGCTGATAGATGCGATCATTTTTCAATAGACAAGTCTCCAAAAATTCCGAAAGCGACAAAATCTTTATTGGAGGCAGAAAGAATAATCAGAGAATGGTGTCAGGAGGGATTAGAAAGAATTGGCAAATCAAACGACTCAGAGTATGTACGAAGAATGGAAGAAGAACTCTCGGT